AAAGTGGGGGTGGGGTTGGCGGAAGCTTTAACAATCCGGTATAGACAATAAGGGATTGAAAATATAGGGTTAATACTTTGGGTTTTATACTTGACAAAACCTTTTAGATATGATAGGTGGAGGGATATTGAAATCGATTGCAATTTGGGGAGTTGAAAGATGGGTGAATTTCGGGAAGGGGCGAAACGGGCATGAGGATGTGGATGGTTGATCCTGTTCTGTTATGCAAGAAGCATCTGGGTGGGGAGCACTACGAGATGCACAAGCACCTGTGGGTGTTCCGTAAGGGATACAAGGTGTCGGGACGATTCCACCCCACGGTCCAGATTCAATTTCAGGGATACGTCGAGAGGCATGATCTGCTTGCCCGTGAGATAGAGAGGCGGGGAGGGAAACACAACAGTCCACTCGTTGATGTTCCTGACTTCGAGACGATATACCCGCAATATTGGAACCGGCTGGTCGATGTGGAACTGAGCAAGATCGATCTGTGCGAACGTTGCCCAGACTGCCGGGAAAGGATTAGGGCTGCTGAAAGATGGGTGAATTGACCAAAAAAGAGATTATGGATATTATCAGATCGGCGTACCGATTGAGGCCCAGAGATATTGCGGCTTTCGAGTTGTATGCGAAAGGTGTGACCGAGGTACAGGTTGCTGGAATTGATGGTCCTTTATGGATGCGGGTGGAGGTTGCGAACCGGCTCAGGGATCTTTACAGAAAGGAATTGTGATATGGTAGATTATCAGTGGACGGAAGACGTGATGGAACAGTTGGGTTTGGGGATCGATCGTGCCCTTCGTGAGACCGTGGGGAAGATGGGCTTTGTGCTGTTGGTGTTTCCTCCCGGCAAGCCCGGTGTTTCTAATTATTTGAGTAACTGCGAAAGAGATATGATGATTTTAGCTCTGGAGGAAACGGTTGACAGGTTGAAAAAGAAGGCGGATATTCCGAGACCGATAGGGGAAGCCTGATCGGGTAACGTTTAGACGAGCAAGGAGGTAATTTACTATGGCTGAACAAGCAGAGGTTGTGAGTTTAGGTGCCCACAAACGTAAGAAGGAAAAGAAGGAAAAGAAAGAGGAACTTGTAATCGTTGACTTTCTTGAGTTTGACGCTTATAGAGCAACGGTGCAGAGACTTGTGAGTACTCTGCGGATGCGGAACCGTTACCCGAAGGGTGCTTACGATACCAGTACCTTTTATATAGGACGGAGGGTGATGCGGATAAGCTTCCGACAGCTCTATGTATCACAGTTTCAGATGCAAAAGTTGCTGAGGCTCTTGAAATCGGAGTTCTCAGATGTGGCTTACAAGTATTACGTAGAAGGGACCGATCTGCACATCTACCTGCGTGGTGAGCGAAGGAAGGATGAGTAATGCTGATTGTAGTTAATTTGAAGAACTGTGGAGGTTGTCGGCATAGGGATCATTCGGGCTCTTTCACGCCGGGTGGTCCCAAACAGATATGCGCCCATCCTGAAGTTTCGGATGTGGTGTATAATACTGTACCTGATATGCTGTGTGACGATGCGAACGGTTTTCCATCAAAGCCTACGGGGAAGGAGCTGGAACGATTGGAGAAGCAATGCTACCACTGGAAAAATCGTATTGTGGATGAGTATGTGGATACCGACGATAAGTTTCCGATCTTTTGCCCGTTGAGGAATGGGAGTTTATACTAATGAAGCTGTTAGTGATTATCATTATGCTGTCGAAGTTGTCTACTCTCGCCACGATTGACGGTAAACCCACGTGGATCGATTGTCCCGAATGGGATTGGTCATTGGTGCCGGTGGAGTGTAGAGTTCCTGCGTTTAACTGTGTGCCGATCTGTGGTAAGTGGCCGGGAGATAAGGTGGATATCGGAGCCTATGAATACGTGCCGAATATTACGAGCGAGCAGCCGTGGGGAGCTTGGAAGGGAATACCTTTTAAATCCGCCCCCGGAGAAGTCACTGCTCCAGAGGGTTTTAGACGGAGGTAGGCAATGAGAAAATGTCCGGTTTGCAGTAGCCTGATGGATCAGAGTGTGGACGACTATCCGAGTGGTGCTTGGGAGTGCTCTGTCTGTGGTTGTATCGAAAGGAACGACGAGGCTGAGGACTTTGATCCGGGTGATGAGCTTACAGAAGAAGAAGGGATCAAAGCAATCGTTAAACTTCAAGCTGTTGGAGGTATCGAGGAGAGCGAGGAAAGAGCGAGAATAGGATGGTCTCGGATGGGTGAGGCGGATAGAGCACAGACAATGGCAATGTATCGTTTGGTGATGGGATTTGAGGATATGGAGAAGTCATGAAACTCGCAATAATATTCGAGGCGAAAGAACTGGAAGCCTTACAACCGGGTGTAGTTGTGGAGTCTTGGCGGAGAGTCATGTCTACCGGTACGGGAAAGCGGAAGCTTGCGGCTGCGTTTACGGCGGATGAGATCGAGAAGGTCAAGAAAGTCTATAAACTTTACTGCTGGTGGTACGGCAAGATGATGCCGAGTGAACACCGCTGCACGATTGCCGAGTATGAGTTCATGCAGCGAGTAACCTACTTCTTTGGAACGTACGAATAGGAGGCTTGATGGATAAGGACGCAAGAATCAAGGAACTGGAGCGAAGGAATGAGGAACTTGAAACGTGCCTGGCCTGGGTCCGAGATTTTATTGATACGTTGGAGTATAAAGGAGCCTTTACTATGGCGGTGACTCGGGAGGAGCGACGAGAGTTGTTCTCCCAATTATTAGATAGAGTAGTAAAGGCGGTGGGATACCGAGAGGTAGGTCAGGGCGATGAGTGATTGTAAGAATTTGACGTTTCCTATTATAAAAGAAGCCATGATCGCTGCTTCTATTGAAAAACACGATAAGTATATGGAATTGATGGATAAAGTGACCGAATATGTGAAATCTCGTGGGCCTTGTGAATGGAGTCGATTGCCAACGCTCAGGGAGATCGGTAAAAAATTTAAAATTACGATAGGTCAGGCTGAATGGATCGTTGAGGATTGTGAGCAACTGGAGCTTATCGTTGGGATTAGAGCGGGAGGATCAATCTGTGAGTTTACCAGACAAGGTGACCAAAGAGCTGAATACGTCGAGGAGTGATAACCCACTGTATTTATTGGACTTTTGTGATTGGTGGGCCGAGAGTATGGATGCCGGGAGTATTGAACATTGCATTATGTTACTGGGCCAAAAGTTGTATGAAAACGAAAAGTTACTTGACGAGCTTGGAAAACTTCGATATACCGGTATTGAGAATGACCGTGCTGCACTCGAAGGTGATGTAGAAAGGCTCACTGCGGTAATTGGAAAATTGACAGCACGGAGAACAGAGCTAACTGGCTAAAGGAGGTGTACCATGGACGCAAGACTCATAAAAGCTGCTGGCGGGAGAGCTGACCTTATTAGGAAAGGGAAGACGATGTTAGCTGCGGGATATCAGGTAGATACGGTGCTTGCTACGATCCGTAGGGATGCCGGTATTCGTGGAGCCTGTGTCGATGAGGATCGTTATGAACGAGGTATCAGGAAGATTAGAATTGGGAGGTATCAGCATGCCTGATAAGATCGCATGGCACTACACGTATGAATACAAGGCTACACCTATTTTAACGGACGGACATCTGAGGCTTACTCCAGTAGAACCGTTGCCGGGAGAGCCTCAAGGTGTTTGGTTTTCAAAGAATCCTGTCTGGGAGGAGACCGTCCGCAAGAAGACCGTTATTGTGGATAAGGTAACTGGCGAATCTGTACTCTCGACCGAGCCGCTTGCTCGTGATGAATTTTATGAAGCGACCGGATTCCGGGCCATAAGATTTGCAATCGATTGCAGACGTTTCCCTAACCAGCTTTGCGGGTGGAACAACTATCGCAAGAAACTTTTTAAGGTTGGTCATGCCGCCCATGCCAAGGCTCTTGCGGATACTGCTAAATTATGGAAGGCAGACCCGAAGGATTGGCTTGTCATTTACCGGGAAGTTACTCTATTCGAGCTGCTGAATGAGGTTGAGATCTGGGATCATGTAGGGGACCGTGGATGGATTCCAGCCGGATTGAAGGTAAATGAGGAGACACGTAAGGTAACCGTTGCTCCTTTAATTGAGATGGGAGGGATAGCTACGTGAAGATGCCGGAGAAGTGGACTAACCTGCGGTTTACAGAGGATAGTAGTCACACGCAAAGGATGAGGGTTCGTACTAAAGGAGGCTTTCTCGCTGCCCTTACTTGTTCTTATCGTGCCTACCATGATCGTATATTTAACCCGATTGACTCGGTTATCACACTCGTACTCAAATCAGGAAAAGAAGTTGTGTTTCATATCAGTGGTCGCATGGATGAGAAAAACTATAAGGTGTTGAAAAGACGAGTAAAACGACTACCGGCCAAGGATCTGTTAGGAGGGTAGGGATGGGTGATCGAACGTGTGAACATAAAAATAAGAAAGGGATGGATTGGCCCGATGGTGGATATGTCGAGGTTTGCGAGGACTGTGGCTTCAGCCGACATTGTTGGGAGCAAGGGGAGAGTGATTGGATATGGGTTGAGGACATCGAGGCTTCCAAGAAAGCTGTCCAGAGAGGCATAGACAACATGGGAAAACCACGGAGGCTGGAGGGTTAGGTGCTGTGAGAGACCATATCGAGACGTTGCTAATTATAGGTACACTGGCGATAGTCCTATGGGTTGCTACTGTTGCAGTTGACCGACAAAACGAAGTAATAAGGCTGGACCGGATTCGTTGTGAGAATGGAACCTACAGCCGATGCAATCCTAAGTGTGTACCATGGCTTAAATATCTGCAAGGGAAGTGTCGTGGCGAGTAGAGCATGGATCGAAACAGTGTCAATCCTTGGTCTTGTCTCAGCTTGCACGGCGATGATCAAAGATTTGAATCCTGATATGGCCGGTGTAGAGGAGACATGCGATGCCTTGTACGTTGATACTCAAAGTATTTTGAGGATTTATATGGATCAACAACGCTGGACGAATCAGCTTCACAAGTTGATCGATAAGCGGATGAGAGCCATAGAGGGGGAGCTTGTAGTTAGATATGAAAGTAACCTTTTAGTGCAAGATATGATAGGAGCTATGATCGGACTCGTTTCGGACTTAGCTTTTAAAGTCTCTGAACCACGAAAGAGTATGCTATACAAGCTTACGGATGGTCTCGAAAACGTACTTGCTTTCTTTACAGATGAGTCGAATTTGGAGCATTTCAACGAGACTACTACTTTATTAGACATTACAGAGGTTATAGAAGTTGGAATTAAGAGTAAATGATAGAAATTCTGGAAGTCATATTCAACAAATTGTATACGTCTGGAGGGTTGCTATTCTCTGGTTTGGTGGCGTCTATCATACTTAGGACGTGGATGATAAGAAGACATAATAGTGGAAATAAAAGTTGATGTCAAGCAGAGATATCCATATCACTTTTAGAATAGAGTATGCATTTTGGCTGGAGACTATAACGGATTGGCCGGTAGGGGAAGCCTTAACCGTTGCTGGATTAGTAGCCCACCCCTTTTACTATTGGATTCGACGCAGTTCTGTCGATGCTATGTTTGAGTACTATTGGAGTCAAATGGAGTCTAAACGAGGAGGCCGAGACGATGGATGAGAAGCAAATAAAGGAATCTTTAAAGAAGTTTCTTGAGGAGAAAAGTAAAGAACTGGGTGATGACGTAAAATTTGGCGGAATCATATCGGTAGGCAACAAGAGGGAGTTGTTGGATCTGGTGGAGGAGATCGCCAGAAGTAGTGGAAGTAGAGAGGATGGTGACAGGATAAAAGTCCTTGAGTGCCTACCATGCTTGGCTAAGACCTTTGCCAGAATTTATGCTAGGCTGCGAGGAGACCCGATAGCTTACACTGGAGCACTTACGGTTAGCCTTCTAAATTGCGTTATGCGACTTGACGCTAGTTCTAACGGTAGGCAGTATTGTGACGGACTTACGCTTACGCTACTGAAGTTTGCCGAGTTGATGGATCTGCTCGACGAGCCGGAATTAAAAAGGATCAGTGCCAGAGAGTATATGGATAGAGGACAGACACATGAATTTTAAGTTCCCGTACCATTATATAGTGATCGGGATTACTATAGTATTGGGCATTGCAGTTCATCAGTCATTTTTTACCAGTGACCAGCGAGTAGTCTATCGGGCTGAGGTATTGGATGCTTCCGATAAGGCTGTGGATGAGATAGTTAGGATATACAGGGCTCACGGAATGAGTGTGGATGAGGACGTGATCTTTAAAATGCGGGAGGCGAGTAGAGAGGCCTTGATAGGGATTTTGGAATCAAACGGTTATGTCGTTGAGATCAGGAAGACAGAGGAGCCTGACTGACCCGGAGAAGTTGTATCTGATGGCCTACCTATAGTCTTGCAAGAAAAAAGGCTACCTTATTATAAGGCATAGCCTCCCCGATGTTGGCTCTGTCGTTATACCTTTATTTATGTAGCTGCTTTCCTACGCAATCCCCTCGTGCCATTTTTATCCTTGACAAAACTTTCTATCTATTATAGTTTTGACTCTGGATATTTATCGAAAACTGGCACTGAAAACCTTTAACAGAAAGGAGGACGCTGACTGATGCGGGATTTGGTAGACTTGTTGGCGGCGAATCGCCGAGGGGAATGGCCTACCGACGATGACACAATTTCCAATACAGTAAATTCGTTGTGTAACGAGGCTTCAGACATGACGGAGTTTGATGACCTCGAACCTGAACCGTCAATTATAATAGAACGACAAACGGAGGACACCACCATGAGTAAAAGACAAAGTAAACCAAAGGCTCACATTCGATCTTACGTGACTATCAATGACAAAGACTTCTATCTCGGCACCGGAACTTCCTTGGGTATCGCCAGAGGTCGTGCTGTGAAGTTGCTGAAACAGGCCGACCTGACTCCGGGTACTGATCCAGTGAGTGCCATTCGTACGACTACCAAGCAGAGGGAGTGGGCTGGCAAGGGAATCGATGCTATTCTCGCCCTCCTGACTGAGCCGGATGCTGCTCCAGCCAAGAAGACCGCTGATGACAAAGCTTCCGAGAAGGAAACCAAGCCGGAAAAAGCTGATGCTAAAGGTGAGGAAGATGATCCCGATGTTATTATGGAGCTGTTGGAGGACGAATCGGCCACCCCCGATAAAAAGGAAGCCGATGAAAAGCCGGATGCCAAGGCCCAGAAGAAGAAAGTCGATGCCAAGAAGTCGGACACCAAGGCTAAGGATGCGAAGAAACCTGATGAGGAGCCGGAAACCGAAGTCAAGATTGACTCCGAACCTGAAAAGAAGTATGTTGCCGGGAAGGATATGGTGGATGTGCCCGACTATAAGCCGACCCATAAGAAATTGTTTGGCAGCATGTCGGCTGCGGAGCTGAAGAAACTGACAGAACGGGCTGTTGCCGAACTTGGAAAGTTGCTGAAAGAGGGTGACTCGGTTATCACCGTTGTCCGAACCGTGACCAAATCTAAGTTTAACGCCAAATGCCATATCTTTGCCAGATCCGAGGATGGCGAACTCGTTAATATCACGGAGTATATCAAGAGCCTCGAAAACAAACGGCAGGATTCCAGTGATGTTTTCTTGCTTCGACCGGAGAACAATGGCTGGATTCGTCTGATCTCCAAGGCTGTATTTGGAAAGGAAGATGCACTGGACGAGATGCGTATCTAATGTAGGCTTCATACCGATTGTCCCTATAGGGGAGTTGATGGAATTAATGTCAGCTCCCCTATTTTATGTGAGGTCACCTGCTGAGATCTGGCGGTTTGTACGGCGATATCCGGGTAGATCGTCTGGCACCGAATACTGCAACATGCTTTTAATTGTGGTCGTCAGGAAACGGCTCTCCTTGGTTCTCAGCTTTGCAATCGCTTGCACTCTGGCTTAATTGGTATCGCCCGTTTTATATACTTGACAAAACTTGCTACCTATTATAGTATTTAATCTGGATTTGATTTTTAACCGGAGGTCACTACTATGGGAGACGAGAAACAAGATATTGAAAATGCTCGTGATTTGGTCAAAATGGTCGATGAGGAGTGTGCTCGAATGAATGAGATCGGCAATCCTTTCATCAATCAGTTTGTCAGAACGGCTCGACGGCGTGTTCGCACCCATGCCCAACGGGTTGCGAGTTACCACCGAAAGCTCAAACGGTATCAGGACGATCCCGATTGGGTTGTGATCGTTTACGATGACGGTTATGAGGCGTACCATAAGGATTCGGAAACGGCCCGAAAAATTCGGGAGGAGCAACAACTCGCTAAATTTAAAGGAGAAAATCCGATTGAGTACGCTATGGAACGATTTTTAAATCGGGATTCGGTTACCATGGTCGAAATTCGAGCTGCACTCGATACCACCATTGGTTTCTCCCCGGAGCTTCTGAAGGCTTGTCGTGACTTCCTCGTTGATGAGGGAGTTTCTATAGACAAATAAAAATTAAAGGAGATTAAAAAATGGACGAAACGACGAAAACCAAATTAAAACAAGCGTTTGAGAATGGTAGTCTTGACTTTCTGACCCGGCCAACTGGTCATACTGCGCTGGAAATATTCAAAAAAGACAAGCCGCCCATCCTGCACCCGCTTGCTGATGCGGCTTTTGCGGCAATCGAGTTGCAGGCACCCGAAGCCATTGGGTTCTTAACCGTCGATACCATTAGTAATTTATGCTATGAATATCTTGAATGTGAGCTTGGCTAACCTTAACTATGGGAGATTTAATCATGGGAAAATTCGGATGGAGTTTACCACCGGGCGTTACTCATAGGATGATTGATGAGTCGATGGGGCTGCATGAGCCCTGTGAGTGTTGCGGCTTAACCGTTGACGATTGTATCTGTGAGGAGTGCCCAACTTGCGGAGAGTATGGGAATCCGGGGTGTTACAAGGGGTACTTTAAAGAAGATCACGGGATGGAGTTTACCACCAAGCAATTAGAAGGTCGTCAGCTATTGGCTGATCAGATCGAGGCCGATCAAAAGGTTGACGATGCCTTGTATGAGGAGTGGAAACGAGACCGAGATGAGTTTGAGTTCGAGTCGGAGGAGTCAACTATCACCGGTTTGAAGTACGACGACCCCGAAATTTTCAGGGGTAATAATGACGATTAATCTATTAATATACGGAGGACGCTGAAATGAAAGAAAAAATCGAGCACCAGTTTCCCTACAAACACATGCAGATTTTGATCGTTCGCAAGATTCGTCGAGGGGAGAAGCCTGAGCGGGTGTTCCGTGTCGGAAACGTTGACTACCCTACGCTTCTGGGGGCCAAGGCCATAATCGATACCTGTCCGTGCAATCAATAGGAGGTCACAATGAGTGATATCGAACGCATCGAACAAGAGGCAAGCGAGATAATCAGTTGGATTTCAAGTGCCTGTCAGGACATGGCAGGGTCGCACGAAGCTATGGTAACTGCTGGACTAATGAAGGCCAGTGAGAAAAAGTCTGCCGAGGAGCTATATGAAGACCTCGCAGCCATTCGGGAGTTGATTTCACAGCGACTTGACTATGGTGATCCCGATATCCAGTTGTTGCTTATTGCGATTTATAAGGAAGCCGACGAGGATAGTGTTATTCAAAAAGCTGCCGGTCAGCTATATTATCTTGCGGAGGACATGCATGCGAAACGAAAAAACAGTTAAGCTTGACGACGTTATTATTGAAGTTACGAGGCGGTGCCAGCTTACCTGCCAGCACTGCTTGCGGGGTTCTTCGGAGCCTGTAGATATGGACATTGAAATAGTCCGCACGTTCCTTCGTAATGGAAACGTAACGGAGATTCGTAATATCACGTTTAGTGGTGGGGAACCGTCACTGAGACCGGCTTTCATTCGTGAGGTTACCCAACTGTTTAGGGATGAGAACGTTGAGATCGGAAGTTTTTACATTGCCACTAATGCCGTAGAGGTTACTAAGGAGTTTATCTTTGCGGTGATGGAGTTATGGTGCTATTGTACGGACAACGAGATCAGCGGACTTGCATGGTCTAATGACGTTTACCACTTGAAAGCCCCGCCGGAGAACGTTAAGATGCTTGAGGTTCTGAGCTTCGCCCATCCGAAATATCACGACTTGAAATCTCAAAATCTTTATGGTGGGTCTGGGGTCATTGCAGAGGGTAATGCAATCGAGTGGGGAGGACGCCAGCAGTCTCCAGACAGTTATGAATGTGAGTCCTACGGAGGAGACGATGAGGTGATCTATGTATCGGGTGGACAACTCTATGTCAACTGTGAGGGTATGGTCATAAAGGGTTGTGACTTCTCGTATGAGAGTCAACGTAACCCCGAAAATCAATTCTGCGCCGTTTCCGACTTCAAACCGAATCTAATCGAAAAATGGTGTTCTGAGGCAATCTGAGCGGTCAGAATGGATGCATAGGTTTTATGCTATCCACTATATTAAAGAATACGGGATCGGGTCACCTTCAGGTGATTACGAGTCCGGCATTGGGGAAGTCATTATGATTAGGCTTATTAGGAAACTGGTTGGATGTAGCATTGGGCTTCTTGGCATATTGCTTGCATGGTCAGACGGGGGCTGGTTCCCATGGGTGAACTATGTAGGGCTTGGTATTTTCGGTATTATGATATACGTTGCCAATAGAAGTGAGGACCGGTGCAATCGCTTGCAATGAGAATATGGCCCGTCCGTGAGCTTTTATCCTTGACAAAACTTCATACCTATTATAAGTTTAAGTCTGGATACAAAAAATTCATTTAAAAGGATGGCAGAAATTGACTAAAAACCACCAAAATAGCGAAAATCATAAGCAAAACGGAGGTCACATTATGAATCAGCCCATTAGCGGAACAGTTGAAATTCCTCGTGATTACTTCTTTACGATGGCAACGAAGGATTACCGAGATTGGCAGAAAGCGTTGTGGAGAGAGTTTTTCCAGAATAGCATCGATGCGGGAGCTACGGAAATAAAGGTTGCCACCGACATCAAGGCCGGGAAAGTTACCATTTCTGATAACGGGACCGGTATGACGCTGGATATCCTCCAGAACAAGTTGTTTTGTCTGGGCGGGACCGAGAAAGCATCTGGTTCTGTTGGTGCATTTGGAAAGGCTAAGGAGCTTTTATTTTTCTCTTGGCCGAACTATCGTATTAAAACGAAGTCTCTGGACGTAACCGGGGAGCACAACGAGTACACTATAAAGGAATCCGAGAAGAATGTCAACGGGACTCGTTGTACCATCGAGCTTTCCGAGCAATCTCTGGAATCTACTACAATCGAGACGCTGATATCACACGGTAAATTTGTCGCTGGTCTGATGGAAACGCCATGTAACATCAGCTTTGATGGACATCCCGTTGAAACCACATGGCATCGGGGCAGTTTTGTTCGGGATCTGGGGTGGTGTCAAATATTTCATACTAAAGATGACACGGACGCCCGCTCCCTGCAAGTTAGAATCAACGGTGTTTGGATGTTTTCCAAATTTATCGGGTCGGATATCGGGGCTGTGACAATCGAGATTACGAAAAATAGTCTGGAATGTTTGACTTCCAATCGGGATGGTTTGCAGGAACGTTACCAAACAGAGCTTGACGAGTTTTTGAAGCGATTGATCGCTGATACTACACAGGCCTTGAAACCGGAGAAGCAGATAATTCGCCGGAAATATGAAGGAACCGGCGTGATCGAGCTTGCTGCGGCAAGAGAGGCGCTGGACGAGTCGCTCCAGAACGTTGTCAGATATGATGCTGGAGCTATTAACGATTCTATTCGTGATCTTTCAAAGGAAATGATTGCCCGATTGAATTTAGAGGGCCATGAGAGTACACTGCTGGAGCATCGACTCGCACAGATCGGTGCTGCCGCCAAGAACTCTGATTATGCCGAGGACTGGTCTTACGATTATAAGGATAGAATGGCTTTGATCGGATACCGGCCAGATTTCGTCACCAAATGTGAGTCTCAGGATGACGCCAAATGCAAGAAATTCATGCGGTCCCGAAAAGCTAATGTTCTTGCGCTTATGTGGACGGAAGTAGTTAAGGAAGTGTTGCTCTCAAGCGGAAATTTTGTATCCTTCACATGTGGTTTTACCTTAGAGTCTGATGTGGAGGCCCAGATAGAACAGTTGGATGGAACGTACTACTTTTACTTGAATCCCGAACTCGTATTAAATGGAACGCCTTACCAAAAAGCCATTTTCAAAAAGCGACGGATACTGGTAGAAGACTTAAAAGATAAGGCCATACACGAAATCTCGCACATTCGTTATGAATATCACGACGAAGGTTTTGTGGCTCAGATGGCTCGGATACGGCTGACAACTTACGACAGCTATTTTGCATACCAGACTATTCAAAACATAAAATAATGGCTCCTGCGGCGGCTCCGGGGCTGACTTGGCCCCTGCCGCCCATACCTATTAGAAGGGAAGGAATGATATTAGATGACGTGTTGAGATTTAGGGGTTCTTCTTTCGTTGACGGACTAAGGTTTGCAGGTATCGAGGTAGATCAAGACGTGTATAAACGGGTCATGATCTATTCTTGCTTGGAGTGTGGCGGATTACTCGCTGAGATTTCAGAGTTTTCTCTCGGTTTCAACGTTGAGAAATTCGAGGCGGAGATCATAGATCGTCTGCGACCGGAAGTTGCCAAGCATCCTTGCTTTGTAAAGAGACGGAAGGAGCTGGAAGAAAAAGTTAAACAAACCAAACGAAAAAAACTTCGTGAGAATAGAGAGGTGCGAATGATTAGAATTAGGAGGAAACCGTGAAACACTACGTATCTGATTCATATTGGTGCGACCGGGATGAGCAATTTAAGCACTCATTAGTCTGTTTGTATAGGTGTACGGATCAGCCGTACTGCTCACATAGTCTAAAATTCGAGTATTCCTTGCGGATTAAGTTGCAATCGATTGCACTGGCCCGGATCGGAGGGAACGGTCAGCTTCCCGGCATGGAGAGTGATGAGAAGGAGTGATGATAAAACTTTGGTCCTGCGCCAGTTTTTATACTTGACAAAACTTGCTACCTATTATAAGTTTTAGATTGGATCTTATTAAAAACCACCATAAAACGGGAGGACACAAAATGGAAATAGTCGGAATTAAAGGCAGACTGAGAAATGTAGCCGAGAGAAAGTTGATTTCAAAGTACGGACTGACCGCTTCGGAGGCTGCGGAAGTTGCTGCCATTCACTCTGAAAAAGACATGGAGGGGAATCAGCGGATTTCCGGGTATTCGGGCGAGATAGCAGCCACCATCGAGTCTGTGCTTGCGGTTCGGGAGCGGATTGAATGTTCCAAATGCGGTGTCGATAGTATATTTTCGGCTACTGGATTCTACTGCCCAAAATGCAACGAGCGGATATCATAGGTAATGGAGGTCACATGATCGAACGATATTCAAAGGAACAGTTTGAAAATGCGCTTCCCCGGCATAAGGAAACAGGCGAAGCGTTATGGATGGAGGCCGGAATTGTCGATGCGGAGTATACTTATCGACTGCCGATTCGAGAAGGGGTTGAAATCATGGTACGATCCAGTGTCAAACCGACCGGGATCGCTGCCGATACTGGTAAGGACAGCATACGAGCATGGCTTGTCAGCTCAGATCTCAGTCCTCTGGGGTCGAAAATCCTGAGTTACACGACAAGGATGCCCGGATGGGAGTTGAGAATGAAGGCTGTTTTGCAGGAATTGTGGCGACGAGGGCAGAATATTATGGACTGCCCGAAATGTAACAATCCGATGGGCGTCTTTCAAGTTAAAAAGGAAGGCAAAAACAAGGGTCGCCTTTTCATGAAGTGTTGGGATCACGGTTTCTTCACTTGGATGGATGAAAATGGCGTACCGGAGCGGACTTGGAAGGCTTCCGAACGAAAGAAAATGGAAGCCGCCAGCGAAGACGTTATCATTGCTATGCTCCGGGAGTGTACGTTAGTCAAGGAACGTGTTGAACTGCTACGGGAGACGTTGGCAGAAGATGAGGACGTTGCCCTGTTTGGCATGCACTTCCTATATGACCACCAAACCTTTTCCGAGCAAGCTACCGGTACAACCGTCGAAAAGAATCGTGTTGGGTTTTCTGGCGTGGATGCTGAACTGCTGACATCGTTTACCGAACAGCATATTAAGAGTGAGACGCTCTCTCCGAAGCAGATGAAATACGTTTTTAAGAAATTGCCCAAATATGCACGTCAGATCGAGCGGATTTTACGGGCAAAATTGTAATTTAACCATAACAGGAGGCAATTAAATCATGGAAAACGTTGAAATGACAGTATCTAAAAAGGGTATCTTGACGATTAGAGTTGACCTTAATAGCGATTGTGGTCAGAGTAAGTCTGGGAAGTCGATTGTTATAGCTTCCACGAAGGGTAACAAACCGGTTCCGGGTGAAGGAAGGGATGAGATTATCGGCCTCAATGTTTATCGGAAGTGCTAACCATAGTGCTAACCAAAGGCCTCCCTCACTGCCGATAGTGGGGGAGGTACTGTTATTTAGTAGGAGGGTGTGAGCTATGCCGAACACGTTAGAACACGAGCAAATGCGGTGGGATTCTATGACTGCTGCACAATTAGCTACTCGGTTGAATAGAATACGAGACCCGCTGAAATTTAACAACTTTTTGGCGTGTGCTCGTAATGCCCGTAATGCTTATCTATATACCGGATGCTTGCAGCGAATGGAGGAGTTTGGTGTCGGAGTTACCATCACTCGTGATGCGAGCCTCGATCTTAGGACTACTGGCCTGGGATCTGCTGAGGAGTTGTCGGACGGAGTTACCCACGTGACGGATGACGGACACCGTTTAAATGCAAGGGCTGATGACCTATCATTTGAGCGAGGTGTTGACCCTCATCCGACAGTTGACGAGGAAAGTCTCAGGGAATTGGCAGCACTGGGAGCAAGGAACGGCGCAAATTCAGCCGCAATTAAAAAACCCATACATAACCATAGGATTATAAGAATATCGGGCTCAAAAAAGCGGAAAAGGGCGTTGGAAAGGAAAACAACTATGCGAGACTTACGTAACGAATTGGATATAGAGGCACCGAGGGCAAAAGGTGCCTATCTGGAGGACGCTCCAGACGTGATCTGGAATGATGCGGGGTGGGTTTTGGAAGACAAGGAAGACGCCATGCGGTGTACTATGCAGCTCGGTCCCGAACGGTCATTGCTTGTGGGCCGAAACAGAAAGGACTTTCTGAAGGGTGTTGAAAAAGCCGGATCGTTCATGTCATTAGATCATAAAAATCCGGTACTGGCTTTTGAAGTCAAATCCAAAGAGTTTGACGGGACCATTCTCGATGGGGAGTTGACAGAGACGTTTAAGAAAGTAACCAAGAAAACCCTCCTCGCCGGGAAGGGTATCGATACGAAGCTTGGAGTAATGGAGCATGACAAGTATACGGTGGAGAGAGCTGCTATTGGAGACCATATAGGGTACGTAGTGTGGGATTGCCTATTTTATAAGGGTGTTGACATACGGGACCGCCCTCTCTGGAAACGACGAAAGGCTGCCGAGCACGTAATTGAGAAAATCGGTGATCCCAGAATCCGTATCATTTTACAGGTCGAGGCAACGGAAGATAACATGCAAGCTATATTTGACCGTGGGAAGGAAGGAGCTATCGCCAAGAACGTGTTTCATACGATACCTGTGGATCACAAAGTTCATTCAGGGTACTGGAAATTGAAAGGAGACGACAAGCGGACAGTTGACGGGTTTATAACCGGAGTTCAAGAAGCTCTCGGTGGAGGATCAGGAGTTAAGGGGATTAAGCCGAAACCGACCGGTAAGGCTGCATCGTTTACGATCTGCATGTTGGATATCAATGGCGAGCCACTGGAAGTTTGCAAGATGAAAGGGAACTTGACCGACGATATGGTAGACAACGGATACCGTGAATTTCACAGGTTTAAGGACTGTGTTGTCGAGATGAAAGTCTCTGGATGGGACGGGATTCGCTTCCGGTGGCCTCGATTCTACCGGTGGAGAGAAGACAAGACACCGGCAGACTGCACCGTACTGGAGCAGATCGGACGTGTAACCAAAAAGTCTAAAAAGAGGAAGTAATACGATGATCGTTAAATGTTCTATGTGCGAACGCAAGCTCGGTGAACTCAAACGTGAGGGAAACAAGCTGAAGGTTGAGGGTATCGAGTGTGAGATAACCGGACACGTCAAGGTACGATTTGACGATACTAGTAAGACGATATCAGTTGAACCATGCGAAAAATGTTTGATGGCTTTGGTAGAGGAGCGGACGGAAAAAGTGTTATGGCTGATCAGTAAAAAAGCCCTGCGGTTGACAGATGCCGAATGGAAAAAACAACTTCGTCAGGGACACTGGTACTGCAACGAGGAGAAACCCTATCACGCTGCTATTTCAGGCAAAAAGCGAGGTTAGTGCAATCGCTTTCACCACTTGACAAAACCAGTTGACTTTGTTATAAGAGATTATGGACTTAGTAACGACATACGTTGAAGAAATTGACATTAGGTATCGTGAGGCTAAACGAGATCGTATCCATCCCCGGCAAGACATAGCTTATCAGAAATGGGCTGCGAATATGAACCGTGCCATTTTAAATCACATCACTTCTGGGCACGAGGACGCAGAGAGATTGAAGTATGTTCACGGGTATGGACTCGCCAAGACCCAACTCCTTGAGTTGCATATCAAGTCTCGAATTTTGAAAAAGGGACAGAAACGTAGACTGCGAGAGCACATCAAAGGCCTCCGTAAAATAATATTTGATCGAGAGGAGGCACAATGGGTATCGGACTTCATATCGTCGTTTCAAAAAAGTACGGACTAAACCCTTTGCCGATGTGCTGCCCTATTTGTGGTGAGAAGAATGGGTTTGAGGAAGCTGTTGGCGCTGTGCTGCGCTTTGCATGTGAGCACTGTGAGATGGAGTTCTTCATGCCACCGGGGGCAGCACTACCTATCCGGTGTCACCACTGCGGCTGTAACAAGTTTAAGAATAGGGGCGAAAAGTCGATGGCTAGTATGAGTGTTCCGTCTCCTTTTCTATGTGAAAGTTGCTTAGGAATTGAGAGAGATATTGAGAAGGAAGTTGCTGCCGGGGGCTTGCGATGGGCTTGTGGCGAGTGCATGGCTTTTGGAGCATTGAGCCGGGAAAGTGAATTTACAATAGAATACCGGGAACGCTACGGTAAGCAAACCGTTGATTTTACCGGGACCGGTAAATGCCCTAATTGTGGGAGGGGTGATGAGACAGGTTAGGACAGTAGAACTCGAAGTTGCAACCGTGATTGCCTCTCACGTCACTGCTACACTGGAAAAATCGTCTTGCCGATACACCGTTTGTGGATCTATGAGGCGGTCTGATTTGGCGAATGTGGGCTCTATTCCGATTATATGTGATAGGACATCATTAAATAGGAGGTCCGTTGCACGGGCGCTACGGAGGCGAGGATTAAGCATAAGTAAACTTCCCGTTTCCAGAGGAGCTACTGTTGGGAGGGGCTTCTTGGCAAATGGGCTTCCGGTGTACTTGTACGACTCGGATGATAACGAGTGGGGTGCTGCTACGTTACTACATACCGGCAACTTATTATTTACTCGATTGATGCAGCAACATGCTGCGTCTTTGGAGTACACGCTTAACGGATACGGACTTTGGCTCGGAGATGATCAAATCGCTGGCAAGGATGAGAGGCAGATTTTCTTCGCTCTGGGAGTATCGCATGTTGCTCCAAAGTACCGAAACTTCAGGAAGGGAGATAGGCTCCCTATAATCTTATAAGGAGGTAAGATGGATACACGGCAAATTAGAACTAAGAGGAAGACGAAGCCGACCCAAACCAAGAGCCAGAAATCAAGGTCTCGGACAGTTGCCCAGATTCATACTGCTATTGAACAGGCCGGGAAAACTGAGTCAAAATTGAAGGAATTGGCCGGGAGCCTGACAGACACCGAGATAGGTCTGTTGGCGGATCAGCATTTGCGTGACACAGAAAAGTCTGCGGAGATTAACAAGGGGATATCGTGGATCAAACCGCTTCTTCACTTGTCAGCACGGGAGCAGAAGTGGAAGAAGAAGGAGGGTGATGTCTCTGAGGCAAAAGCCATGGCAGGGTCATCTACTGAGTTCACCTGTACGGTCACACAGTTTGTTGCTCTCCTCAAAAAAGAAGGTAAACTCAAGCTGGCCGATGACATCCTTTCAATTCGGTTGGGTGATGCCAAGAAGTACCTTGGAGAAGCTGCAATAGCACCTGTTACGAAGAAGAAGTCGGACTCCATGGGCCGTTTTTCAATCGCCAGAAAGAAGGGTAAGTAGACCGGTCTAACCGTTTGTAAATACCAATCCCACCTCGTACCCCATTTGTGCCATACGTGTCCATTTGGGGTACATCTTTTTTCGTTAAAAACTTCCGTAAAAGCCCGCCGTTTCTGGGATCTCCTACTATAGTCAAATTTGGCTTTTCTCCTATAATACACCCTGACCTACATCGCCTGAAAAACAGAAGTAACCTGAGTTTTGTAAGTGGCTGATTTGGCAAGGAATATTCAGCTCTCCCAAAATTTTTTTGACCTATTATAAAAGAAAGTTCTTGACCTTGGTTGTGCGTCTGTATATGCTATAGAGTGATGAGATATCCGCATGCTGTAAACGAGTTACTAAACAATAGTAAGGAGGTACACAATGACATTGAGAAATAGATCATGTTCGTCATTTTACAAAGCTTTGCTTGTTTTGCTCACCACCGCCCTCGCCCTGTCACTTCTTGTTTCAATGGCCCATGCCTCAAGTCTACAATGGAATCCTGCCGCATCAGGTGATGACCCAGATGGTTATATTGTCTACTACTGGGAGGGAGCCATAGACCGTTTTACTGCGGACGACTTGAAAACTCCGGTTCCTGCTGGTTTGGGAGTAATGCCGCCTGTGCCGTTTGTGTCTGGTCAGGCAACTTATATGGTTGCTGACATTGAAACGACATTAAACCTACCGAGAGGCCAAGACGTTAATTTTGCAGTAACCGCCTATAACAGTACGGGACAGAGTGTTCCGGCAACTCTCAGCGAACCGTTCACTGTCCCGCAATTCTCGCCACCCGCAGAAGTTAAGTTGTGGGTGGACCCTGATGAAGTACCTCTGTCGGCAGTCCAGCCGGAGGTGCAGTAAGAGAAAAGCAATTCTATGAGGGCTGAAAATATGCAATCGCTTGCAACTGGAAAAATGGTAGTTAAGGATGAGAAACAACGAATCGTTTACGGGGAGGTATACTCCCCGTTTCGTCTGGATACAGACGGTGAGACCATGACGCAGGAGGACATCGGCATCATGGCTCAACGATTCATGGAGGATCACCTCGTTAGTAAGATTGACGTTGAGCATGACGAGGTGGAATCTGGAGCAGAAGTCATCCGATCATTTATAGCAATGAAAAATGACCCAGATGGATTTGTCGCCGGATCATGGGTATTAGGAGTGAAAGTACATCCTGACCCGCTGTGGGAAAAAGTTATGAAGGGAGAACTTAATGGGTTCTCCTTTTCTGGTTCTGTTGACCGAGTACCTGCCGAAGCCGTTGTTCAAATGGTTGTCAGGGCATACGGCGATACGGAGAAGTCTGAAGATGGACCGTTGCCACCGCACATTCATAAATGCGATATTTCATTCGATGGGAATGGTCGAGTGCTGCCGGGGCAATTTACCGATTGGTCTTTGGACCACCAGCACCCCATAGAGAAAGCGACTGCTACCGGCTCCGAGATCGACCACGGACACCGGTTGGTCCTCATTTGATGATTAAGGAGTTACTGTTATGGGCTTGAATACCGAGACGGAAGAAGTCAAAAAGAGTATTACTTTACTAACTAACCCACGGGCTAACTTTGTTTCGCTGGTGAAGCATGCTGCGTCCCGGCAACCCTTCCGGGTTGTAAAAGCTGAGAAAGGAGGTAACAAAACTGTGAAAAGTATGGTCGTCCAGAGTATCCTGCTGCCGAACGGTACGACCATCGGGGATCTGTCTTCAAAGAGTGGAATGAATTGGCTGTCTGAGGTATCGGCTGAAAAGTCTGAATCCTTTGATAGCTTCACCAAGCTTACACAGGTTTCGGTCGAGAAGTTCGATGAAGGGTCTATTAAACTGGTTAAGCTGGATGGCTCCGGGGCGTTTGCTCTTGCGGGTCAATTAATTCCTGACTCTGGGGTGGAGAACGTTATCACCTTGGGTGAGGAAGATACAGCTAAGGCAGCGGACCTCCCGACCGCCCCCATGGATGCTATTGTGGGGAATCCTGATGCTAACGCTGTCCTTGCCCAGAAGTTTGCTGATCTGTTTGACCGTGAGACTTATTCGATGCTGGATGTAGTCCATGGTCTGCTCCGTCAATCTGCCACCGATTCAAAGAAACGCAAGTCTGCGGTTCTGGCGGCAATCGACGGATACAAGTCATTCATTTCCATGGGTCTTGATGCGTTGGATAAGAACGCTGCCAAGCTCGACGGCAAACCCGACAAGTTTACCAAACCGGCAGAGGATCAAAACCAACTAACTGACAAAGGAGAAGTTGAAATGTTTAAAACGAAAGACGAGTTCACGAACGCTGTGGTGACTATTCTCGATGCCCGTGATGCAAGAAAGCGGGAAACCGAGGACACCAAGGCACAGGAGGCTGCGGCCAAAAAACGTGACGAGGACTTCGCCACCCTGACGGATACGGTGCAGAAAATGGCCGAAACCGTCAACACTCTGGTCAAGAAGACGGAGAAGCTGGATGGTGAAAGTGACACGGACGCCGCCGCCAAGGACGGTGACACTGCGGACGCCGATGCTAAAAAGTCGGATACTGCGGACACCAAAGACGGTGACACCAAAGAGACCCCGGCCAAAACCTCCGGCGTTGACATGAGTGTCTTTTCGGGGCTGCTGACCGCAAAGGCTTAATTTGGCTGCTCTGCAATCGCTTGCACTTCTGAATTGAAGTCAAGGCAAATTCTTAAACAGGAGGTTTTATTACAATGAAAGAAAGCAATCGATCCATTGTTGAAAAAGCCGACATTGCGGTCGGTGATCTCATCTCCAATGGCGGTTACCTAAATCCGATTCAGGCCAATACGTTTATCCGTATGCTGATCGAACAGCCAACTCTTTTGAATGAGATCCGTGTGGTGCCGATGAACTCGCCCACCATGGAGATCAATAAAATCGGGTTCGCAGATCGAATCATGCGGAGAGCCCCTGCTTCGGGCCAAGCTTTAGCCGCTGCCGACCGCACGAAACCGACCACTGACAAGGTAGAGCTTGCCACCAAGGAAGTCATTGCCGAAGTCCAGATTCCGTACGATGTGCTGGAAGACAACATCGAACGTGGATCTTTGGAGTCCACGATCATGACCCTCATCACCGAACGGGCTGCGCTCGATCTGGAGGAGTTGTTGATTCTGGGTGACACCGGCTCCGTTGATACCTACCTCAATCTGCTGGACGGGATTCTGGTACAGGCCACTTCCCATGTCGTTGATCACACCGCCACACCGGTCGCCGTTGAGAAGACAGTCTTTAAGCAGATGCTTCGGGCCATGCCCAACAAGTACCTGCGAAACCGTGCTGCGATGCGTCACTATGTTTCCCCGCATGCGGAAATTGAGTATGCAGACAGCCTGTCTAACCGGGAAACCCCGTTGGGTGATCGGAAAGTTGTTGGATGGATGCCGAATTATGCTTACGGTATCCCCGTCAGACCTGCGGCTTTGATGCCGAACGCCAAGGGCATCTTCACGTACCCGAAAAACCTCATCATGGGTGTTCAACGCCAGATCATGATAGAGACCGACCGGGATATTCGTGCTCGTGTGCTGGTGGTTGTTTTGACCATGCGCCTCGATATGAAGTTCGAGGAGGAAGACGCTGTGGTCAAAGTTGACGGCCTTGACCCTGACTTATAAAATCCAATCGGTTATCGATAAGGAGTGAGAGATATGCCACAAGTTACACTGCTCGGCAACGAGGGTAACACATACACCCTGTTTCAAGGCGTCAAGGAGTACTTCTTTGAGGCTGGTGTTCCGCAGGATGTCCCTGTGTCAGTTGCTCTCGAAGCCCAGAAAAAACGAAAGGCGAAAGATGAGCCGATGTTTGAGGTTTCAGACTTGCCTAATATCGTTGGTATTAAGGATGACGACCCACCGGTTGTACCGGAGGAAGCTATCCTTGCGAGTTCCGGGCAGAATGTAGATCGGAAGCTGACGAATTTGAGGTTTGAGACATGGCTTTGATTACTACAGTTGGGGGCGCAGACTCCGACAGTTATGTGACACTGGTTGAAGCGGAAGCTACCCTTAAAAAGTTCTACCCAGAGCAATACGAACAATGGGTAGACATCGAAACGGACGAGGAGCGAGAAGTTCTCTTGCGAGGTTCTGCCGAATTGATGGGGTATCTACCGCTGCGTGGGAGGAAAGTATATTGTGACCAAGCGTTGCACTTCCCACGTATGCTTAGGAGAGACCCTGATGACGCTGTGTATGACAGCATCCCAGACGGTATAAAAGAGTGTCAAGCCCAGATAGCATTTAACGTGTTATTCCGGGCCTCCCTCTCTAACGCTGCTGTTGAGGATGGTGCTGTATCAGGCTCACGGGTAACTCAGGTTTCTCTCGGAGGAGGTCTCTTAATGGTCTCCTTTTCAGGCGACAACGAAACGTCAGGGACTATACTGGATAGGATTACTCGATCCGTAAACTACCAAAGTTATCTGTCAATAAAGAAATTTTTGTCACAGGTACGTGGTGGAATCGTCGAGGACGAAGGCTATAACGAACCATGTAGGGAGCTTGCCTAATGAGCCTCTATACACAAGTTGCGGGACCGACTAAAGCCTTTCTGAATCAGCTCATGGCTGATAAAGACCTGTCTCGCCCAGTTACCTACAAGCGTCACAAAAAGACGACTTTTGATGAAACGAAGGGACATAACGTCACAACATGGGATTCGTTTCCCATGCCAGCAACTAAACTATTACATAACCAGCGCACGGTTGAAGTGTCGAACTCAAAGGTCGAGGTAGGTGATTCACTTTTCTTGATCCGTGGGGATGACTCGCCGGACGGCATGACCCTAAAGGACCAGATCGTTGACGAAGACGGTATGAAATTTCGGCTGAAGGGTATTGATAATATCTTCGGCATTGCCGTTTCTATAACAGTTGATGGGTGGAAGTAAATGATCCATTTTGAAATACCAAAAGAGTCATTAGAAGTGCTCGAACGTTTTACTACTGCATTGCGTGACATGCCAGAAGTTGCGGAAGGGGCGCTGAGTGACGTACTGACCACCATAAAAAATCTGGTACAGGAGGAAACGCCTGTTGGGGAAACTGGAGATCTGAAAAGCGGATGGTCGTCCATTTCTCAGGTTGCCGGTGGATACTCATTTGAGAATCGAACCCCGTATGCCTACGTTATTGAGGAAGGCAAATTTAGAGGGGTTGGTCCGAGAACCGTACGAACAGGAGACGGGATCTTTTCAAGACAAGCACCAAAAGGAATGACCGGTCCCGTATTGAGTGACGATGCGGCTATTAATAGAAGTATTCTGTTCGTGCTGGAGCGAATAACGAGAGCTTTGGAGGGATAAAAATTGGAAGAACGAGAAGCTATAATCGTTGAATTGCAAAAGCGACTCGCTTCTGTTGAGGGTAACAATGCAGCAGACCGTAATCCTGAGTCTCCACCAGACGCTTCATCCATGCCCGTGATTAACTTCTATGAGCTGGACGATAACGTAGTAAAATCCAGCCAAAGAGGAGGGTATCCCGTTTATACTCGTGTGCTGAATGTTGTGATAGAGCCTTTCATACAAGGTGAGGAACGGGGCTCCGAGACCAAGGAGCTTCAAGCCTTTTGTCGAAAGTTGTATATCAAGTTGTATGAGAAAGTCGGAAGTAATGCGCCTAACTCGCTCGGTGGTCTTTGCTCGTTTGTCGAGACCGCAAAAAGCCGTGTGCTGAGACCGGCAACTGGACCGAAAGTTGCTGGAATTGGTATCGCAATCGCAATAACCTACCTTGAGGATACAGGTAAGAACATATAACATGGGAGGAAAACGCTATGACTCCGAGTACTGACAATTATACTCTTGGGAAGGGCATTGTTTACTTCAATAAGAAGGAAACTGATGGCTCTTACAAGGGTGAACGTGATCTGGGGAACGCCCCCGAATTTACGTTCAATATTGAACTGGCGGCTCTGGAGCACTACTCCAGCCGGGGTGGACTCCGGGCCAAGGATAAGAAGGTGATTAACGAGATCACTCCGGGAGTTGCCTTCACGCTGGATGAGATTACCGACGAAAACCTTGCGTTGCTCACAATGGGCGAGGTTGAGTCCGTAGTACAGGCCATTGCGGATTTTACGGATGACTTCACAGAAGTCACCCTTGACCGCTTTGTGGAGCTGTCCAAACGGGCCGTTGGGATCTTCGTCCTTCCCATTGAAAACACAGTCGGTGGCCCTTTCGAGATCGGGGAAACCGTAACCGGTGGGACCAGTGCTGCAACCGCTGTTGTTGCCGAGCAATCTGCTGATTCTCTGAAGCTTGTTACTGTGGTCGGAACTTTCCAAGCCGCAGAAGAAATTACAGGCGGGACCAGTTCTGCAACCGCTGATACCACCGGGGTTGGTGCCATTACTTCCGGTGTGCTGGCCGTTACGGACGATACCGAGACCACGCAGTATGTGGCCGGGACCGACTACACCGTCGATGCTGCCGTAGGCCGTGTTAAACTGCTGGATACCGGTTCCATCGCTGCGGACTCTGATGTCAAGATTAAGGGTTCGTGTGAGGCGTCCACCTACAAGAAGATCAAGGCTATTGCGGTCTCCGAGTTGGAAGGTGCTCTGCGTTTTGTATCTGACAATCCTGTTGGTAACAATATGGAGCTTCAGATACACCGTGCTTCTCTGACCCCTGCCGGTGATACGGCTATGATCGGTGAGGACTGGAGTACTCTTGGTTTTGAGGGGGAAGTCCTCAAAGATGAAACTGGCCATCCCGACAGCCCGTACTTCAATATTCTTATGACGTAGGGGTTGCCCTAACCGTTAATTTTTCTTTAATCGGAAAGGGGCCGGATGCAATCGCTTGCACGGCCCCTTTTTCCAAAAGGAGATACCAGAATGAGTGACGATGCGAAACGTCTAACAGACGCAGATTGGGATTTACTTCTACCAGAGAAAGTTGCTAAACTTGGTTCCACGGAGATTCCGATTAAACCGATGGGACTCGAAACGCTGGCCTCTGTCATCCGTGATGTCAAAAGCATCCAAGGTGAACTCACCGAGGCTGGTATCACTCTCCAGAACTACTCAGATATCGATAAGTTGATTGCTATGACTTCTGCGGTTCTTGACCGAATACCGGAAGCAATGCAGAAAGCGTCTGGGATTCACGTCGATGACCTGAAGCGACTCCCGTTAAATGCTGCGGTTCATGTGTTAGGCGTTGTACTGGACGCTAACATCGACTCCCACGAGGGTTTGGAAAAAAACTTGCTGGACTTGGCGGGGAAGATCGGGAAGCTGACGGATACGGGCTTGGGAACGTCGTCCAGTTCCTCGTCAGATCAGGACATGGGTGGCAAGAAATAAAGAAGTACTCGCTCGGAGAGATCGGGGTATTTATCCGGGCATCGAGGGAAGCGGACGATCAAGAGTATAGCCGGATGCTAATGGCAAATTGGATTGGCACACACGCATCCCAAAAGGGAATCAATAAGATAGTTTTAGAACCCCATAAAGTACGTAGGGCTAAAGCAATCGCAAAAGATCCGAAGGCGGTCCAGAACGAGTGGATGAGATTGGCCGCTTTCAATAGGAGCATAAAGCGTGGCTGACGTACTGACGAAAACAATTCGAGTTATTATCAAGGCGATTGACCAGACCGGGGGAATAGTCAAGTCAGTTGCCGGTGGTCTTGGCAAACTCGGCGATCAGGCTAAGAAGACAGGTAAAGATCAGGACGGTCTCAGAAAAGGCACGGAGAAGGCCACTGATGCTGTCCGAAAGCAGGGAGCCCAAGTCAAGAAGGGAGCAGGTGCCTTACGTCTTTTCGGATCGTCTTCCCAGAAGGCCCGGAGAGAAGTCACTGCTATGGGTACTGCTGCCAAGTCTGCCGGTGCCGGTATCGGAAGTCTTATCTCCAAGTTTACCACTGCCGCTGCGACTATAGGCACTATTGCTTTCCCGATTGCCAAGGCTGCTCAGTTCGAGAGGGCCATGGCAACTGTCGGTGCTGTATCGGGTGCCACCGGAAAAGACCTTGATTCGTTGACCATGAAAGCACGGGAGATGGGCGAGAAGACTGAGTTCTCTGCCACCCAAGCTGCGGACGGTCTCCGATTCTTGGCGATGGCCGGTCTTAATGTAGAACAACAACTCGCCGCTCTCGAACCCGCCCTGAACCTTGCCCTTGCCGGTAATATCGAACTTGGACAAGCTGCTGATATAGCCACCAACATCATGACAGGTTTCGGTGCTTCGGTATCCGAACTTCCGGGTCTGATGGACGTGCTGACCCAAGCCTTCACGAACAGTAATACTAACTTGACCGAACTCGGCTTTGCCATGGCCTACGTTGCCCCTGTCGCTGCCGGGATGGGTGTAGAGTTCAACGATCTTGTCTCTGCAATGTCAGCACTCGCCAATGCTGGACTGAAAGGGTCCATGGCTGGTACTGCCCTGAGAGGTATGCTTGTCAAGTTGTTCAAGCCGACTGCAAAATCTGAGAAGATAATGCAATCGCTTGCAGAACGTATCGGACAGACGCACATCGAACTTCGTAATGCTGAGGGAGGCTTTGTAGGATTCGCAGGACTCATTGACCAATTTGCCGCTGCCAACATTTCCGCTGCCGAGGCCATGGAGATATTCGGCCTCCGTGCTGGACCCGCCTTCATTGCTTTGTTGAACCAAGGCTCATCTGAGATGCGCCGATTCAATAAGTTGATGGATGAGGCCACCGGACGAACAGCAGAGATTGCCCGTGTGATGGGGAATAACCTTGTGGGTGCCGGGAAGCAATTACTTTCGGCCTTGCAGGAACTCGCCATCAACATTGGCTCTGTCTTCCTCGGTGACCTGAAGAACGCAACCCTGTCAATTCGAGACTTCGTTGTAGCAATCAACGAATGGGTCAGTGCGAACAAGACGCTTGTTAAAAATGTCGGATATGCTGTCGCTGCACTCGGAGCACTCTCGGCTGCGGCTGGACTTCTGGCAGTTTTCAAGACTCTTGCCGTTGTTGCATTGGGTCCAT